TGTGCCTTAAGATCCGCAAAGTCTCCCCAAAAAGCACGATCCGAAAGTATATGTATTGTAGGTTTCTCTCCTGTTTCCGAAACAATAGCAGTATCATATGATGCGTTTTCTCCTGGTATAGATATTGCCTTTACTCTTCCTGGCATTTCAATAACCGCATATGCGTGATTAGAGGGAACTGTTGTGTATGGGTTTTTAGTCTTAGATGTTTCCTTAGCTAGCTGTGGATCATATCCCCTAAGTAGAGGCTCTGAGAACATATACTCATACGCTGACTGTATTTGCAAAGCACTAAAGTCAGTAGGTAATTTCCCTTTATTTCTTTTGCCTCTTGCACTTTCTTCTAAATATTTACTAGCATTTAAAAAAGTTGGCAATGCATCGTATATTGCTTGAGAATATGGGCTTCTTTTACCTCCTTCTTTTTTCTGTAGTAAAGTAAACTGTCTAAAAAAATCTTTTACAAATGCAGTTCTTTGTCTGAAAAACTCTCCTGCAATAACTTGAGTATCCATTGCTTCAAAAATTTCTGCCATAGAAGCATTGTCAAAATCAATATCTAAATCTAAAGATTTATTATTTTTAGGATTTTTGGCTTTATTGGCTTTCTTTAATATACTTCTAAAGTCTTTTTCAAAACGCTTTTTATACTCTTGCTCTAATGCTTTCTCTACCCCCTTATATGTTATCTTTGCAGAACCTTTTAAGAAATCTGAATTACCTTGAACTTTATTTAAATTAGCAGATGTTAAAAGTAATCTAACTTTTCCATCGCTTCCCTCTGTTACCTTATCGGATGTCCTGTTAAGTAATTTAACCATTTCATTTGCTCCATCCTTTGTAGAAGCCCAAAAATAATCTGTGTTAGCAGGGAAGAAGATTCCTCCACCGCCTTCCATAACAACTTCTCCATCTAGAGATATTTCACCCGTAAACATATTGTCTGGTCGGTGTACCAAAAATGGTTTCATGAAATCTTTTAGCTTGTGACCAAATGTTACCCTACCATCGTTAACCATTTGATTCATAGCCTCAGAGTTTTGGAAATAACTCATAGATATATTACTTACTGGATCTATGTAATCTCTATCAAATCTAATCTGATGAGCATTCTTTATAGAGCCATTACCAGTTTCTTTAAGTATTTGGAAATCTGTGTCCCCAATTTTTTCACCCCTAGCTACACCTTGTGCCATTGAGTTTAATGCATTGACTATTTCAACATCCGTAGATGCTTCAGAAAATACACCATTTACGCCTAATGCTTTAGCTACATTCGCAAACCATGCCTTTATTTTTGTTTTTGCTGAAATGTCTAATGATGTATAGTTAGATGAAATTACTCCAAACATTTGAGCTAATGATTCTTCGTTTTGTACATTAGCATCATAATTAGCAGAAAATTCAACCATATAGGACTTTAAGTCTTCATTGGTTGTTGATCTTAATACTGTGTTTATTAACTCTTGTGAACTAGTTCTCGCTACTTGGTCGTCTCCAGTGTTCTTTAAAAACAATGCGTGAAACACTTCGTGTGCAACAGTTGTATTATCAGCAAGCTCTGAGTTGATATAAATTTTTCCATTCACAAAAGCACCTCTTACATCTTCTTGTATCCCTGTAGCATCTTTAAATTGTTGATTAGTTCTATATAAACTAACCTGTACATCTGGCAAAATATCTTTCATAGCTACTTTAGCTTTAGCTACTGTGTCTTTTACCAAATTAAATTTTTTATTGATAAGCCCTGGATCTATACCTTGATCTACCTCTTCTTGGGTAAGACCTCTTCTTTTTATTTCAGTCTTAACTCCATTTTGTATAAATGTTTCTGTTGTTTCAGTTCCTACTGGTAATGAATTATCAACTTCTGCTACATCATTGTCTGCAACTTCATTTGGATCTTCTTTCCTAACTACTTCCGTTTCAGTTGTCTTGTTAAGTATAGATGCATTTGCTAAAGCATCAGCTAGTGCTTCGTAGTCCTCTGGGCTTTTCTTTTTTAAGTTTTGTAAGTCAGCTATAAACGGACTCATTAACTGTTCTGCTCTGCCTTGCTGTACTGAATTTTCTCTTTCAAATTGACGAAATGCGTTTTGTAGTTCTTTACCTGCACCTGCTTTTCCTATCTTACTAGATAATGGAACAAGTACATCATTGATAAATCCCTTAAAGCTTTCTGGGCTATGCATTTTTTTAGCCTCTTCGGTATCTATATGTGGCACACCATTGTTTTCCATAGCTTTAGACATAAGCTGTCTACCTAAATCATCATTCATTTCTTCTGGATTGATCTCGCCATTTTGAATACCAGAACTTAGTCTATCGTGTTGAGATAATAATTGTGAAGGAACTGTATATGTACCAGAAGCAATACCACCTAGTAACATTGATTCAATAATACCTTCATCTAGCTCACGATCTGGATCGTATCCTTGTAGTTCCTTAGCTATAAAGTTTTGCGAGAATGTTTGTAACCCCTCAGTTACAGCCTCAGATGCAGGTGCTTTTGCAAGTTGAGCTATTCTTGATAATGCCTTTTTTGCAGTAACAGTTTTAGCTCCTTGAAATACAACATCAGCTATTTGTTTGCCACCAAATCTTTCTAGTAACATAATAGCTGGCATAGTTACTGCACCAACTTGTCTAGATTGCTGAAACTCCTCTTCTGTAAGTTCTCTAGTTGGATCACCTGTACTAGCTATAAAGTCATCAGCACCTTGTTGGAATGCATTTGCACCTAGTCCTAACCAGCTTGGCCCTTTAACAGCTAACGACCTACCTCTAGTTCCGATAGCTAATAAAACATATCCTGGTAGTCTACTAATAGCATCTGGTATCTTATATCCAAAGTTAGATTTTATTTCATCTGGTATATCCCCAGTAAATGCATCCTGTAAATTATCACGAGTTCTAGATATAGAATTAGCTAGTTTTCTATTACCTGCCATTGAAGCTAGACCTTCAACAGTTTGTGCAGGCATATCTACCAATCCGCCAAAAAAGCTTTTTACATAGTCACTAGCTAATGTACTACTGCGATCACCTTCCACAAAAGGCAAACCAGCGGGTTCACTATCTTTCTGCTCTTCTTTAGGAGCGAATATATCTGATTCTATTGCACTAAGTCTTTGTTGCAACTCATCTATTGATGGGATCTTTGATTCAAGTTCTTCTAAACCTGCCATAACTATTTAGATTTTTTTTGTTCTTCTATAAACTTTAATGCTTTTCCGACTTTAGTTTGCAAAAGCATTGGTTCTAGTACTTCTCTAAATGTTTTTTCATCAATAATTCTTCCTCCGAATGCATCTTCCTTATATTGTCCTGTTTCAAAATCATACTCATATCCTAGTTTCTTTGAAATTGCAAGGTAATCTTTGAAATCCTTGTCCGTTGGACTAAATCCAAGCTCTTCTTTATTTTCTGGATTTTTAGATTCTTCTAGTTCTAATATTAATTTATCTACTTGTGCTCTTGTTTTCAACTCATTTAGTTCATTTATAGGAATATCTCTTTCAATGCCTTCTTCGTATCGTCTTTTACTTTCATCAAATTTTTCACGACCAAATTGCTTACTTTCTTCATATCTTTCAAGATCAAATTGCTTACCTTCTTCGTACCTTCTTAGGGATTCTACATCACCTTGTTGTCGCATTCTAAGACTTTCTTTTTGATAAGGTGTCATTTCTTGTTCACCTTCAATCTGTTTTTTAACAGCAGATAATCCACCCATACCTTTTCCTTGAGTAGAGTTAGCCCAGCTAGCTAATCTTCTGTTTTCTTTGTCAGTTCTTTGACCAGCTGGTTTTAACATTAATTCAGTAATGCGTTGTGGAATCATTGCATCTGTATATGATCCATCTTCTGACTGTATAATTTCACGCGTTCCTCCTATTTCTGACTTTGTAGTTCTCTTTACTCCATTAACAAACTCTGATTTAGCTTCTTTTGAACTTGTTTTTCCTGGCTCAAATTGTGGTATTACATCAGTAAAACCTTCTGGGGCATCTTCGCCACGCAAGAATTGACCAATAGTTTGTCCTTTATACATTTGTCCAAAGAACTCAGCTTTTGAATAACCCTCTTTAGGATCAAATACCATACCTCGTTTAAGTGCAAATTGTTGTGCACCTTGAAATTCTCTATCCGTAATAGGTTCTTCTTCTTGTATTCTTTTCAAGAAGTCAGATTGGTAACCAGGAATATCTTGTCTTATTGTTCCTAAACTATCTTTATCTTGAAGCATATTTTGCCTTTGACCTAGTACTTCTGACGGATCAACCATTTGTGGTTCATTAAAAGTATTTGTACCCTTTAACAATGATACACCTGCTTTGCTATTAGATAAAATTCGTTTTTCCACATCACTTCTGTCGGAATATGGAATCGTATTTGCCACATTGGGTACAAATGTATTTTTCTCTTTCTCTTGTTGCAACTCTAAGAAAAGATCACTTTGGGATTTATTTCCAGATAATACAGAATTAAATTGTTCTGTAGTCATTTCTGGATATGTATTTCTTAAACTATTTAAATCACCCACAAGATTATCCATATACGGATCACCCAATTCTGTGTCTGGAATAATTAATGGGGATAATTTAATTACTTTATCTGCAACATTTCCTATGCCACTAAGAGTTGATCCAGCTATATTTTTTAAAACATTACCTTTTGGTGACCTTAATGGGTTTCCTTTAGCGTCTAATGTTGGTGAACCTTGTGGTGTTATTGGTATTTTCTTAGTAGGTGTAGGTTTTGCGTCTCCTGCTCCTGGTCTATAATCTGGTCTTGGCCCTGCCGTAAACTTAGGTGGGTTCATAGTAGCGTCTATAACATTTTTTCTTACGCTTTTCTTAAATTCACTAGGACTATTAACCTTAATACTTTTAGATGTATCTAGCTGATTTAAATTAACATTTGATCTATATTGCTGTGTTTGTTTATTTAATTTAACTTGATTAGCTTTAGACTGTGCTTCATTAGCTTGAATTGTTAAATTAGTAGGCTTTGAGGGGTTAATATTAGACCCACCTGTTTGACTAGCTACATAGCCACTTAAACCAAGACCAGCAGTAGCTAACTCTTCTTTATTTCTTTCAGCTTCTTCAGCTAATTTACGGATGTCTTTGGTTACATTTAATAGTGACATAGCTTATTTTATCAGTTGTGTTTTATTTAAATTCCTTTGTAATCATCATCCTTTGTAATCATCAAAGTCAAAGAACTCTGGATCAAAATCATTAGAAACTGGTTCGTATTTAAAATCATCCATTTGCTCAGCTAAATTACTTGATATAGTAGTGTTTGAGTTATTTGAAGAAATATAAGTATCCCAAAAACTAAAATCAGTCTGGTTTTGTATTTTCATCTTCAAGCTAAGATTTCCTATGTTTATTGATTTTATATCTTCAACTTCCCAACCGCTTCCATATGTAGAAGTTTCGTGAACCCAAGAACTAATTTCAACGATTTTGCCTGTTGCAAAGTGTTCCCTGTTGCTATAACCTGAAGCTGCATCCTGATGTGTATTTTCAGTCTGATAAAAAACTTCAAATCCGTATACTATAGGTTTACTAAAGTAGTATCCAGTAGGTTGGTTATTGTTGTTTATTCCCATAGCGAGTGTATTCATAGGATGATATATTCTATTATAACTATTACCCAAATAACTTCCAACGGGTTTTATTAATAATCTTTCCGCAAATTGCTGAGTTCCAGAAAAATAACTTGTAATTGCATCTTTATTAGGAACTCCAGCTGGGCCTACAGTTGTGTCATCAAATATTGTATTCCAAGGTGAAGTAGAATTATTTAAAAATCCATATCCAAAAAGGTAGCTTGATTGTCTATACAAATCATTATAAGTAGGAAAATCATCACCAGATGGATGTATATTCCATCCATCGTATACCTTGTTTCGTATTTTTAAATCTAAATTAGTAGTACCAGAACTAGCACCAGCATTAGGTGTTAATGTTTTATTTATAGTGAATAAACCACCCTCTTCTAATCCATAATCATTTAATCTCCAATAAAAAGATGATACATCATAAAATGAATTTAAATTAATTTCATTTCGTACATAACCAGCCCAAACTGAGTTATCTATTAAATGTCCGCTTGATAACCTATATGAATCATAGTTATCCTCAAAAGTAATAGAACTTGATTGACTATTTACCCAATTATTAAATTGAGAAAATCCATTTCCGTTTCCGAATACAACAGCCATATTTAAAACTCTCCCTTAATAGAAGCTACTCTAGGAAATCCATTTACTACTATATATACAGAAAAAGTTCCAGAATTTTCTTCAATTTTGCTTTCTTCTATTCCAAGATTTGATTCTGAAATTGATGTATCTTTTATAATGTTTTCATCAAATTTGTAAAAAGAATCTTCTTTCCTTTCACTAATACCTTTGTCCATTTCACTTTGAGTAAACCTACCTGTGAGACTACCTCCATCAAATCTTTGATACATTTGATCTCCACCTGCATCTTTGTATGCCTCAAATCTAACATCTTCAAATTTTTTATTTCTGGTAGATTCTTTTTGAACAATTTTATTTGCATCAGAAACTGTGTTTTTTTCTATTTCTAATTCTGTTTTTTTTTCTGGCATTAAGAATCCTTGCTAAATTTTATTACTTCATAGTATGTAGTTCCATCAAGAGTAGTCAATACTGGGCGAGCTTTTTGTTGAATTGTTCCAGTTGTTGTATAACTAGATGGAGGATCTCCACTGGTGTTTAGTGCAGTGCTTCCTTTTACATTTATAGCTGTATTATTATAAGAAAAACCAGTTTTAAAGCTTATAACATTATTATTAGAATAAGGTGTTGAGGAAGATTGATAATCATAACGAACATCCATACCAAACTCTCTTACAATTGTATCATCTTGAACTACATTTGCTACTGGAGTACCACTGTATGTAAAAACCTCACCAACAACTGCGGAAGCAGATGCTCCTAATGTTTCCCATTGTGCATCAGTAAGATTTGCACCTTTATCTATAATTCTATAAAGTTTACCACCAATCATACCCGTAGTCGTATAACCTAATTCTCCATCTAATAAGTAAGATCCAGGAAAGTAAGAGTTGTTTGTACTCAATGATGCATTTTTCTGGAAGCCAGTGTCTGTAAGTATATTGTTAGCAGAGCTAACAGTACTTGCTGTAGGCCCTCTTCTGTTACTTAAAGATGTGTTTATTCTTGTTATTGCACATGAAATTCCATCTAGATTGTAAGCTAACTGGCTAATTGTAGGTATAACTGTAGATATTGATTCTGTAACAGTAGCCTTTATTTTAATAGTATTAGGCGGTACTGTTTCAATAAATGCTTGATATTTATTGTTATTAATAGCTGAACTAGCTAGATTTCCAGTAGCGGTATATCTTCTACATTTAACAGTTCCAGGAACTTGCACTGATAAGATATTTTCATATGAAACCTTATCTCCAGTTATTTGTCCTACTAGATAGGCAGTTACTCCCGAACCTAAGCTACTACCACTTGTAGCTTGAAAATAACCCCCAATGATTCCAGGATTAGGGCCTCCTACTGATGAATAATCACCATTACTATTTACCTTATATGTTCTACCGCTTACATAATCTATGGTTGTAGATGTAGCATCTGTTCCTTTTATATACGATCTGCTAAATGCAGAAAATCCATTATTGTTTTGTTGCTGTTTATCTACTAACTTAATGTCATTTGTTTCTGTAAGAGCAACAGGCGTTGATCCAGAGCTAGTTATTGTTATTCTTTCAGTTCCTGGCATACTTTGCGGGCCAGTTGATTCCGATCTAGCTGACTCTCCTGGTTCTGTAAATATAGCTTGTAATTTTACGAAAGTTCCCGAATCTCCTCGTTTATCAACCCTTAACTCAGACAAAACTAATGTTATGTTACCTGCATCACTAAATGTTATGCTAGTATTACCTATATCGTAAATTGCATTATAGTCATAATTAAATGCTTCATATATAGTTCTTGATACTTGTAAGCGATTATTGGCTGTATATCTAACTACATCAGATGTATTTATTTCAAATGTGAATACAGTTGTTTTAATACCATCGTGGTTACTTTCTTTTTGTTCTATTAGTCTGTGATCATTTGTAAGTTCATCTAAATCAGATACGACCTCCGTAGATATTTTACTAAAAGCTTGTACTTGAATAGTATTAATGTCTTCTACGAAATCTTGAGCTACAGATAATATACTAGGTTGCAGATAAGTGTATCGTTTAGTATCAATTCCATCTACATTGGATTCTTCTTCTCTAGCTAGAACATAATCAGTTCCAGCACCATAAGTATTAGCATCACTAGCTTCATTATTTCCATTAAACACCTCAAGCACTACAGCTTTCTGTGAACCAACACTATCTCTACTTCTGGAAAGAACTACATCATCTCTTAAAAACCTAACCCTAACAGTTGTGATTCCATCATGATTACTTTCTGTTCTATCTGCTTCTGTATGCGTAGTTATAGTATTTCCATCTACATCTTTGCAAGGAATGCTGGCTTCATCAGTGGGGTTAAATATTTCATTTACTATTGCATTCTGTGATCCTACCTTTTCTTCACTTACAGATAAAAGTGCATTACTTTGTAAAAAAGTATAAGTAAATGTTTCTTTTCCTAAAGCCCCAGACTCTTCTTTTCTGGCTATAGAATAACCACTTTCTCCACTAAATAAACTTGCTTCAGCGGTCGTAGGCTCAGCTTGAAACTTAGATATTACTACAGATTTTTGCGATCCTACTAAATCAAATGACTCAGATAATATAACTCCATTTCTGTTAAATGTATATCTTTCTGTAGGTATACCATCTACATTGGATTCTACCTTAGAAACTAATGTAAAATTAGACTGAGTATCTCTGCTACTAGATGGTTTAAATACTTCTAATACTTCAGTTAATAAAGGTGACTTACTGTCCGTTGATTTAGATAAAACAGTATCATCTTTTAAGAAACGGACTCTAATAGTTTTTATACCTTCGTAGTTACTTTCAGTTCTATCTACTTCTGAATAACCAGATAGAGCAACATTGTCAGTATCTACCCCAGTAATAGATTCACTGGTTGGATTGAATATTTCGTTTACTATAGCATTTTGTGACCCAATCTTATCCTCCGTAACGGAAACTATTGAATTATCTTTAGCAAAAGTATACCTCATTGTTGGTACACCATCTAAATTAGATTGCTGTATTCCAATTAATGAATAGCCTCGTTTGTCATACCTATGCGATACAGCAAGACCTTGTAAGCTACTAGGCAATGTTTGATCAAATTCCCTAAAAGTAATATTAAATAGTTCATTATCTCCTGTTCCGTTCCATCCAGTTAATGGTGGATCGTCTACATTATCTGAATTGGTATCAGTACTTGTTGAAAATATATTAGTAAATTGATTAATCTGCCATGAACTGCCACTGTAGGTTACACCCTTGGAGAACATATCTCCCTGTGATTGGTAGTATCTATTTTTGTTATTAGATTGAGTTGTATACAAAAAGTAATCTCCAGATATACTACTCCCTCCATCAATACTAAGGCCATCTATAGTAACCTTTGGATTAAATACTTCTATTACTTCTGTTTTTAAACTGTTTTGCCTATCTTGTGATTGAGACAAAATAGTGTTATCTAATAAAAATGTATATGTATATACATTTAATCCACCTTCTTGTGCGGTATCTTTTCTAGCTATTGACCAATCTGAACTTCCATCATAGGTAATATCGCTTTTTGCTGATGCTTCTGAAGTTGTAGGCTCACTACCTACTTTTGTAATAATAATAGCTTTTTGTGACCCAACAATATCTTCTCTAACATCAGTAATGCCAGAAGTAAGAAAAGATAATGTTAATTCTGCGAATGAACCACTGTCTTTTAAATCAGATTTAGCTAGTATAAAGCTAGTATTAGATCCGCCAGCATTTGTTGTTCCCACATCACCAGAGTATGTAGTGCCAGATTGAGCCCTCAGTACCCTTGTAAGCCTCTTTATTCCGTTTTCTAGCTCTTCTATCTGATCTTCATCTGTAACTTGCACAAACGAAGATGTAAGCGTTTCATAGGTCTTCACTAATACAGCATTAGAATTGTTTGCAACAGCATTAAAACGACTGTCTATTTCAACTGAGATTAGTTGCAAATCAGTATAGCCTTGATTGACTATCTGTTGACCTGCTGTATCTAAATCACCAAAATCTCCTAGTAGGCTACCATAACTAGCATTGTCTACATCTTCTCGTGTAAACTTTTTAAACCTGCGTACAACTCTCAGTCTACCATTAGGTAGCTTAGTGATTTCTGGTATCTCACTAATTTGGTGTATATTAGAATTTCCTATAGACATATGTTACTTTACTGTTGATGATCCAAAATAAAACGATACAATTGTAATAATACTTGTTCGTATTTCTGGTAGTATAACATATCCGTATAAAGTTTCGTAGCTAACACCTTTAATTAAACCAAACCACTTGCTATATTCTCTAGCTACAGTAACACCATCGCCACTATGAGCTAATAAAAATGGAGCTACGACAACACCAAATAATACAGTTATTACAATAAATCTTCGTACCCAAGCACCACCAGGGCCTCCACGCTTGTCAGCACGATCAGCACTGTCATCTGATGCTTTTTGTTTTTTGATAAGACCTTCCGTAAGGGCTTGTTGATTAGATACCATAGTACCTATTAATTTAAAGATGAAGCCACTAGCTCCACCACCTAACATAGCTAATAATTCAGTAGTCATTATCTGCACTTCCATCTACGGAGAGCTAACGCTTTGCGTGTAGGTCTTCCTTTTTTATCTTTCATTGGGCCTTTTACCCCCGACATTCTTGCACAAAAAGACTTCTTGCGTTTAGCCCTTTTTCCTTTTGGTTTAGATTCTGTTACAGGTGGTTTTAAGTTAGATCCAGATTTTCGCTTAAAGTAAGCACGACCTTTAGCTGTTAATCCACCTTTTTTACTTTTGTGTTCTTTTCTCATTTAAGCTCCTTCCAAAGTTTATAGATTGATAAAACTGTTAAAGTAATTAAAACAAACTTAGACACTACCCCTAACATTAAGTCCACATTTTGTATTGTATCCGTGGCTATCCAGCCGAAGATACCAACGGATAATCTTTGTAGTGTCTCCTCCATACTAGATTTCCTCTGGTGATGGGAAGGTGACGCTAGTTGTAATAGCTGACTCTTCATCTTCTGTTAGTTCGTATCCGTCTACAACAAGGGCGTACTTGCTGTCAGCAGTCACTTGTGGGTAAGTTCTATAACGAGTACCAGAACCTACTCTGTGGTAAGCATAGCCTCGTCTAGCACCCTCTGTGTCTGCTCTTGCAATAGCATCAGCCTCTGTGTCGTATACTAAATAATTGATTGTAATTTCTTCTTCGCTCATTGTTATAAAATATTAATTGGTTGTGCTAATTCTTTTTCTATTGTATCAAAGTCCGCTGTTAAATCAGATTCGTAAAATACTAGAGATTCAATGTGTGCAAAACGAGCTCCAACATTTGGAAATCTACCTATTAGGCTTATTGAGTCCCCATCTTGTGTTCTACTAATATCTGTCTTGAGATTTGTTCCGTTAAATCTTAATATCCCATCAGCACCACCATTTACTCCACTAAATCCAGATACAATATTATCTGAAGTTGTAGTAGCAGATATATCACCAGATGAATCTGAGTCACTAGGAGCATAAGCTATATTATTATTGGCTTTTAATAAGACTGTTGGTGCACTATTAGATTGCCCAAATAATCTAAAATAAGCATTACTTGCATTATTTACTGTAGTAGCAAAAAATGTATATGGCTCATTTGCTATTGGAGTACTAATTGAAAGACTATAAATATTAGATACTCTTTGAAATGCAATTGATGGCGTACCATTATCTAATGTCACTTGATTTCCATTACTAATAATAGATGGTTGGTTACTAGCTGTGTTTTTAGAAGCATTGTTACCATTACCACTTTGGTCGTACCAAGTTTCTACGAAACCATTACGAGCTATGCGAGATACTTTAAAGTCAGATATAGAATAAGTTAATTGATTATCAGCTTCAGATAGTACAACACCACTAGCACTACTATTATTAGATATTAGTGTAAATGAATTAAATCCATTTACTACATTTTCTTCATTTGACATTCCAATTCCACTTCCAAAGAAATCGGAATCAGTATTTCTTAGTACAATCTTAGGTGATGGGCTACCAGCATCAAAAGAACAATTAAATGATACATATATAGAATCTCCAGATGCAACATCTTCATTTAACTTAATGCCAGCATATACAGTACTATACAATACAGCTAATGTAAATCCATCTTTACCATTTGGGGTAAATGTTCCATCTGCTGTAGGACTAAATGTTTTATCAAAGTCTCCATTGGTTTCATTCGCATCATTGTACAAACCATAATAGTTATTGATGTTGGACTCAATCTTGAAGCGATTGTCTGATTCGTCTGAAGTGTAAAGAATTACCTCAGACATAGAACCTTGCATAAATATAGTGCCATTTCCACCACTTCCTAGTCTAGTCCAAGCATTAGCTGGGTCTCCAGAACCATATATTATACTAAGTAAAGAGTTTGTGTCCGATGGTATATCTCCATAAGTGCCAAGGTTTCCTCCAGCTGAAGATAATGTCTTTCCATTTGAAGCATATTGTCCACTATCGCTGACTGCACCATCTATTGATATTGCATAAGAATTAAATGCTGAGTTGTTGTTAGTTACAAATATATAGCTATCAGTGGCAGTTGTTCCAAGTAATGAACTAATGCCATCTTGACCATATCCAGTTACACCTCCAGCAGTTGTATCTATGTTTTGATTAGTTACTGCAAATATAGACCTACCAGATACACCATTAGTTATAGTAAAGTTATCACTATTTCCATTGAACTTTAATCCATCTGCAAGCAATGCTCCACTCTCTGCAATCTTTGGTTGGTTACCAGCAATATCTTGAACTGCATTGTTTGACCCAGCTTGGTCGTACCAAGTGTGGACGAAGGCATCTGTTCCACTAATAAAATCTCCAAGGGTAGTAGCAGTTGTGCTTCCTAAATCTGCATCTGGGTCTGGTGTTAACTCTGTTCCACCATCTGTAATAGGAGAACTAGCACTTACCTTACCTTCTGAATCAAAAGCTACATCTACCTCTACATCATCTGAGCTTCTACGAATACGAACTGCATCATTTGCATAATTAGCTCTTACTTTACGAAGACTATAAGCAGATGTTGCTGGTGCTATATCGCATGGCAGTGTATTTTCTAGTTTACCATTTACCCAATCTTCTACATAGCCTGCTTGTACCTCTTGGCAAGCAAATTTCTTTTCATCATCTATTGCATTAGTAGAATCCTCTGGTTCTCTACGAACTCTTACGCAATCTAAGTTATTTCCAGTAAGATCACGCAAGCTATATGCACAGCTAGCTCCAGAACCTACCTCTGTACTTAGTAGCTCAGAACGAACATCTAAGTTTTGCAGGTTACTAGGTAAGTTTAAGCCCTGGTTATTTACATCCATTAGGAGTTATAAACTTCTACGATTCCAGATGATACTGTTACGGATGTAATATTTCCGTAAGTTGTGTAACCAGCAGGCAAGCTAATGCTAGCTAAACGAGATGCATTATCTTTATTACCTATTGTAATAGCTGATAATGTTGCACCCCCTGGTCCTACTACCAATGAGACAAATTTACCTGTAGTAGCTCCGTCTGATGAGTTGATTACTTTTGATCCTCTTTTACCGAGACTCTGTTCTGTATATGCAGGTGATCCCATAATTATATTAGTGTTGAAGTGTTTCTATAAGTTTTAAATTTTTTACCAATTGTATTGAAAACATTCTGGTCATCTATTTTAGCTAGTTCATTTTCAAGTACTTGATTTATTATCCCTAATGATAACGCAAAGTTATTTTCTGAAGCATTTTGTTCAACGCTTCTTTGCCAAGTATACGCTGTATAGTGAGCTATGTATGGCAGAAACTCAGCAGGTACTTCGTCCCCATCTGCTGTTGTAACACCAAAACCAGGAGTATATTCTTTCTTATATGTAACATATACTTCGTCTCCAGATCCAGCACTCATTACCTTATATCTATCTCCTTGGCTAAAAAACTCTAGTTCAGTAGCTGTTGACCCCGAATATGGCTCTTGTTTGTGTACTCTTAATACTGTATCTATATTAGATACATCAGTAGATAGTGGAGCAGGGCTAGTTCCCGCTGACTGAGTTACCCAACCTGCTTCTACAGGATGACTACCTGTTCCCGATTGTGTATACAATTGAGTTCCACTGGCTGTTACGATTTCCCAATTGTTATTAGAGTGATGCCTTAAATGATATAATTCAGTTGTTCCATCTGATTGAAATAGTGTATACTTAGCCTTGTTAGTATATGATCCATTGCGAACATATAATCCATTAGCTTCTGTTGTCCCAGCACCTCTTACATGAAATGAATCTTCTGACTCTTCAAATAAGTCACTAGTAAGTGTCCTTGGTTGTCCTGTTACAATATATCTTTCCCAATAGTTTGATGCTCTGTAAGCCTGTATAGCACCTTGGTTAAATAATGATACCAATCTAGCAAATTGAGATGAATCAAATGCATTATTGGTTACAGTAGTAAGATAGTTTCTCCCTATTAACGCAAATGTTAATTCATATAGTTCCTTAAATGTTCCTTGTTTTAAAGCCATTATAATTTATTAGAAGCCATCCCATTTGGCATTAGTACTTTGTTGTTTAAATATTTTAAGAAGTCCTTCTCATTGAAGCATTCGTTTCCGTATTTCTTACGAAGCATATAAAATTCATGCATTGGAACTGATCCAATGTGTTGTCCTAATTGTTTATGTGTTCCACAATCCTTATATCTGCTAGCTGATTTTCTAGCTAGTGCTATACGCTGTCCCTCTGACTGAGCGTTAAATATCCGTTGATGTTTAGCTCGTAGCATTCTCTCTTGAGCTAATTCTATATCCTGTTGTGTTACTTCCCGTGACATAATTTTAAAAAATAAAAGGAGGGGGCTTTCGCCCCCGTCCAAGAAATGAGATTAAGCAATCTCGCTTATCTTACCTAGACCTTTAGGGCCTTTACAGATAAGAGTACCCATTGAATCAATGTAACCACGAGGGCCACCACCTTGGTCTTCTAACATTGTAGAACCAGTTGGTAGAGCCTCTGCCCATCCTAGTAATGATGGATCAATTAAGTATCCACGATCATTAAGAGAACCAGGCATACATTTTGGATTAGCTGTTAAGATCTTAACAACTCCAAATGGGCCATTGAACATTTCAACATTGTACTCAACTACTGCACCGCTATCTTGGTTGTATTGAACCTGTGAAGCTGAACCATTTGTACGAGTAAACTCGTCAACGATGTGGTTACGAAGAGCAGTGTCTGCAACTAAGTGCAAATCTTGCATTTCACCTGTTTCATTGAAGATAGAAGCAAGGATTCCTGCGAACTCACCTTCAGTAAGATCACCAGTTGAATTGCCGTTAACATCTGCGTCATTTGTATCAGTGTGAGATGCTCCGTGAATGCTTGTTAATGGAGTACGGAATGCACTCGGTACTTGAGTTGCACCATCAGCACCACCAGCACCATCAGCACCACCACTATTAGAAATCCAGCGACCTAAGCCACGAAGTTTTCCAGCGGCCGAACCAGTTCCAGCAACAGCACCTTGATCAGAGCAGATAGCTTTTTCAATGTCACGAAGTAACTCTGAAGTAGCTTTTTCTTCTGCTTGCTGTAATTTTACAGGTGTAACAGAATCAAGAACTTCTTGTTTCTTAGTAACCATGAATGATTTACGGAAGTGCTGAAGACGATTGTCTAAACGAGCTAGAGCACCGAATTTGCGAGCTTCTGTATCAGCAGATGCAGTACCGAATGATAAGTCATTACCTTCAATTACTGCATTGTCTGATGGATCTGCTAAGTCATCAACTGTCCATTCTACTAGATCAGCAGTTGCCTTTGATTTTGGTAACAAGCCATATATAGGGGCTTGGCGAGGGGATAACACAGTAGTAAGGTCAAGCAATTGCTCTCTGTTACCTGCGTTAGAGTTTGTGTTAAATGAGGAGTCAAATGTTCCTGCCATTGTATTTACTTTCTATTTTGAGATTAATTTTATTTACGATTTTTAATTTGCAAAGTCCTTAGTTTTCTAGCTGAATCCAAGTTGCCTTGCATGGCTTGTTCTCTCAATTTCTTAATTTGGATGCCTTCTCTCCCTTTTGGGTTGGCAGATCCTGTGGAATCAATGACTGAATTAGGTGATCTCCGTGGTAAACTTATTTTTTTACTAGGCTGTATGGTCATTCCTGCCATACTATTAGCTGTATGTAAAAGATTATATTTTAGCTTTGATCCTAATGATGGGGCTATTTTTTCTATTACTGCCATATCTGGCGAAGATATTAGCTCTTCATATATTTTAGATGCTTTAGCTTCATCGTCAGCAATCCAAGAAAACTCTTTATCTGCCTTCTTCTGTAGGTCGTCTGCTTCTTGTCGTGACTTCTCAAGCGATTTAATGTATTCCTTTTGTTTAGGAACATCATCGTATTGATCTTGAAGTGACTCAACATACTTTACTATATCAGAACGACTAAATTCGTTTCCGTTACTTTGATAATAATCATCTTCTCCAGCTAGCCATCTTTGGTAGTACTTAATCTCTTCCCTTATCTTTTGTGAAGTTTCTGTTAGTTCGTCTTCTGTATTTACATTCGCAAAAGAGTTAGTCTGAGGTACAAGTGCTTCTAAGCCTTCCTTAAGAGCCTTATCCTTAGATTCAATCTGGTTTTTTAATTCTCTGATCTGCCCAGTCAACTCACCTATTCGCTTTCCAGAACCACTGCCCATCTTCTTAGCTAGCTCAGCTAGCTGTTCTGTTGGTAGGGTCTCAATAGCTTGTTCAGCTATTCCTGCTTTAGATTCGTCATCAAGAGCATCCCAATCAATCTGTGAAAGAACATTCTCTCCATCTTCTTCGGATTCTACTTCTTCAGTTAAGTCTTCGGTAGCTTGTGGCTCATCATCTTCAATGATCTCCTCTGCATCCTCAGTTTCTTCAACTGCCTCTGTGGCCTCCTCTGTCTCTGGAGACATCCTAGCTAATCTTTTTGAACGAATTTGTTCAAGCGTCATAGGCTCGGATTGATCTGTCGCTACTTCTTCTGTTAAGGCTGTCGCGTTGGCCTCTTGTGATTCATCTGTCATAACTACCTTTTACGCCTGTAGATTGGCGAATGTTAATATTATAGCATTACTTATTTAAGTAATTTTTAAATGCCACATATGTAAACACAATTAAGCTAATTGTCAATCCTATAGTTGATGATTCGGGAACTGACGGATAAGGAGCATCAAACCTATAATCTAGTTCCTGCCAACTGTATTCAATTGAATCGTATTCTATCCCGTCCCATTCTTGTCTATCTAATAATGGAATATAATAATACCATTCTTCGGGATAAGGATTTACTATTGGTAAAGGGCGAGTTGTTATTTCGTGGCTCATTTTTTAAATATTGATGTAAAGATTGAAGCAAACTCTCTAAAGATTTTACTAAGGATATTGTTTTTAGGCAAAAACATTAAAATAATTGATACAATACCAATATATGTAAATGTCATTGCTATTAAATCGTTTTTGTAGTTATTGAGTATATATTCAATCATAATATAGATGATACTTGTCTATGAGGGCTTATCTCCCCCTCTGTTGGTTCAAATGGTGTATCCACTATTGGTATATCTAACTTGACTTCATTGGAATCCTTATTAGTCTGGCTAGATGATTTTTCTTGAGCTTCTTTCAACTCTTCAGCTTTTTTTTGCTGGGGCTCTGCTTGCTTATCTGCTTTGCCTTTTGTTTCACCTTCTTTAGATGATTTACTTTCTTTTGATTTGGATTCCGTTTCTTTTGATTCTTGGCTTTTTTCAGTGGAGGACTTCTGAGAAAGAGTATCGGAGGAATTACCTTGCAAAGAAGCAGAGGATACAGGTTTGGTGTCCTCGCTCAAGGCAGATGATTGAGAAGTCGGTTGTAGTTCGGAAACCTCGGCAACCTTCTCAGCGATAACTTGTTGTCCCCATACATCAAGGGATTGAAAGTCAACAAAGTTGTCAATAAATTGTGGTATTTCAAATCTCTCCTCTACAACATCGTTAGCTATTTCTGCTACAAAAACTGTTGTAAGATCAGTGGCTATACCTACCTGTGCAGTTCCAGCTGTAGCTACAGCTATAGTGCCAGCTGTTCCTAGTTCGCTTACTTTTTGAACTACTGGAATTTCTTTAATACGATCAACAAGCGATTTTTTAAGGTGCTTAGCACCCTCGTTACCTGTTTTACGAATTTTTTCAACCTCTGCTTTAACATCTCCAAGACCTTCTGATTTGAGAAGAACTTGAAGTGCGTCTTTATGCTCAATAAGTATCCGCTTGGCTGTTTTCTTATCCATTGGATAATTTTATACACCTTGTCTATTATTTTCTTTTTGATTTCCATGAGATTCTAGCTGGCCCTTTTTTCTTTTTCATTGATGAATTGCATTGAGATTTAGTAGGTCGGCAAGCAGGATAGGGTCTTTTACTTTTACCTTTAGCTGATTTACGACCACAGGGTTTACCTGTTTTGCAATCAATCCAACCTTTACCTTTGTTGCGACCAAACCATTTACGCAATCCTTCTTTCTTAGCCATTATTTTTTGCGTTTAGATTTATTGCCCCAGCTTTTAGCTCCTACCTTTCGGCAACGAACTAATGCACCAGATGCGTAAGCACTAGGCCAAACCTTGTATCTTGATTTGACCTTCTTGTAACAGGCATCTTTCTTACCTTTTGCCACAAGTACACTTACCCTTCTTTTTGTTTGGTGGGCGACCCACCTTTGTTCCGTATGTTCCTTTTCCTTTAGGCATATTATTTATCTCCTTTTAGTGTTTTATAGATATAATCATCTTCAATCATAGCACCTATCAATTTTGCATCAGCCCTTTCGTCTCCATCTAATTTGGATTCAAGTGCTTGGAACTTTGACTCTCTGCATTCTTTTAGGAATAATAAGACTACATCAAATTGATCATACTTTCTTAAAAACTTAAGTGATTCCTCAAGGTTATTTTCTCTTGTAACTTGGCTCATTATATTGATTCAGTATTCATATTACCCATTTGTGCAGGTTCTGCACCTAGTCTACCTATCTCAGCGTTTCTTTGTTGAGCAAGTTGTTGCTCATATTTAGCCGTATAGTTCTGTAAGTTCTGAGCAAATGCTGGATCGCTAGCTAGTTTTTCTTGAATATTTGGTTGCTGTATATATTCCTGTACAATCTGTAAGGCAATCTCACCACCATTTGGTTTAGCTCCTACAGGTATACCAGCAAATATTTTAGCTAAGTCACTAGTTACATCATCCATCATTTGTTGTTGTGCTTGTGCTGATGGCTGTATAACTGAATCAGCTATGATCGGATCAATCATTGATGCTACAACTTGTTCTACTTTACTTAAATCAAATGAGTTAGTAGGTGATGTTCTAGCTAATTGCAAGAATGCATCTACTCTAGCTTTAACTGTATCTGGATCGTTATTCTGAGTATCAAAGGATACTGATACATCTAGCTCATCATCTGATGGACTACGCAAGAATTGTACTGGATCTGGCTGACCTGTTACACGGAAGTATAGCTCATCTGGACCAAATACAACATATGCTTTGTATGCTAGTTTCAATACATCTGATATGTGATTTAAAAACTTATCTATAATGAATTGTTGTCGCTGTGCAGATAGAGGATTATTTGTATTTAATCCTACTAAATCAAGTGCTTCGTTTTGTACATACTCTTCTATCTCAATACCCTGTCTGCCAGTATTTGGTACATCAAGAAACTTATATGTATCATTTTGTCTAACACCTATCCAAGCACCTGCTCCCATTTGTGTAGGTGCACGACCTACTGGATGCAAGAACGGAGGTGCAATTGAAATAGCTTGGTTGTCACTCCATCCATCTCTAACTATTTTAGCTTGAGCTTGAGGCCCTCTTAGTAAATCAGAAAAATTAGTTACATCGTGTAACTGTTTATTTGAGTTAAATAACTTAGTGCAAACAAATGGATACTGCTCATATCCAGCCATTAGCTCATGACTTAGATATCCTTCTGGGTATTGTGGACTCCATACAGTTAGATAGATACCTTCTGCTCCATCCTTTTGGTCAATAAGTCTACGATAAGTGTGTACGATTTCTACCAAATCATCATATTCTTTTCCGTTACTTGCACCAAAGCTAAATCCATTGTTGGTTGAGTTTCTTCTGTCTGCTACATCAAAAGATAAATTACTTACTGCATTTACCCCTCTTCTGTTTTCAATAAGATCTCTAGCTATTTCCTTATCCCATCCTTTTGTTTCAATACAATTTTCTACTTCAGATGGTGTCATCAAGCATCTCATATGAACTCTTGGTGATCTTTGTATATCTGTTACATAAGCAGGGAACACAATGTCTGAATCGGCAAACTTCGTTTGTACAAAAGGTCTAGATATATCATTCTTAACTACTGGAACTTCTGCTTCGCCTATATCTCTAAGTTCAGCTAATGCTTTCTTAATAGATTTTTCATCTACCTTGTCAAAGATTCTACCAAATAATGAAATAGCTTCTTCTTCTCTTTCTTCGTCAGCTAAGATATTATAAAGTTCGGGTGAGATTTGCTCAATATCGTTTAAGTTAATTGGTTCTTTATGCTTTCGGATTTTCATTTCCCAATCTACATAAGTAACCGCAATACCTTTTTCTAATAAGTTGTTAGCTACAATCTCTGATTGTCTCTTAAAATCTTTTATATAAGAATCACGCATCCATTTTAGGAACTGACTCTTTACCCTTGCTTCAGATATATCTGAACTTTCAATTGGGCTAGCTGTTATGTTACTGCGATTCAGTGCATTCATCATTAATGAAACATATGTACTGATACATTGTTCAATCAAACGAACTTCCTGGTCAGATGCACCTTCCCAAGGGAATGCTCCCTCTCCGTGTTTCTGTAAATCCTCAGTTTTACCTGGCCAGATAGCGTTGCGTTGGTCGTAGCTGTCTTGACATTGAGCCACGAAAGGTGACATATCCACAACATCAGAATCGTATTCGTTCTTTAGTTCGGTGATGTCTGGTTTTGTAGTAGTATAAAAACTCTCTAAGACTTGTTCATCCATTATCGTGATTCTAACATATTCCTCTTTATTCTATTCTTAGCATTGTTGATAACATTATGATACCATACAACATCTCTGCCTGCTAAATTAATTAATTCATCAACAGGTACTTCGTGTATTTGATCATAATATGATCTATAAAGTATTTCCCAAGCAACGAAAGCGTCACTATGTCGTTTTATGAACTCTAGGGTAATATCCGTCTCGTATTTTTTTGTGCCTGTAGTACTTTTCGCCATTATATTCAATAACCTGTGCCTTAAATCGTTTGCCAGGAGTTAGTTGGTTAGCCATGTTCATAGGTATACAGACTCTAACCTTCTTCCTTTTGCGATTTTCTACTATGTATCCGATTACAAATTTAGCGTTATTTGCGTTTTGTAATATAGTTACATCAACAAATTGGGGTTCAAGTGCTTTAAAATCATAATGATCTTTTATTTTTTGTACTCCCGATTCGGTCAACTCCTTAGTCTTATCATTATAATCCTCTGAGTTGCATATTTTGTTTCTAGTTCTACCTATTTCCATAGGTGATCTATCTAATATTTTAGCTAATTCTCCTTGTTTCACTAATATCCTCCTGTTCCTTGAACTTGATCAAACGATGTTTCTCCATAATATATAGGGCCTTCTCCTCCGTTTGACAACCTTAAATACCTCATTAAGTCAAAAAAGTCCTTTAGGGCTTCATCTGACTTACCTTGTGAGTTATAATTAATCAATGAATCAATAAGATTACCGCATGATTCATGTATATAACATCTTGGTCTATTTTCTCCATCTATGCCTACATTAGGATTATAGAAGAACCATTCGTCTAACGCAGATGTACCTATTGCTTCTGTTCTTCCATCGGATGGAACAAAGTCCATACCTTGGTCGCTGTACTCAGAAAATAAATCAATATTGTTTTCATTCTCTTTTGCAAAATATCTTGAGTCACCTATTCGTTCAAATACATTTAGCTTTAACTCATCTTCTATTTCTTCAAATAGATCAATGTACCCCTTAACATTGTATCCTAATTTTTTTGAAGCAGGCCCGTATCTCCATTTCGGATCGCCAAATAACGCCCATTCACCAAATGTATCTCTATCTGGCCATTCTCTACGGATGTAGATGTCCCCGTTCTTATTGACTCCAGCCCATATGGAAACATAGTTTCGTGCTCCTGC